TCAGTATACGCGTCCGGGGATGCTCGGGACGGTAGGCAACGGCGGCGGATCGCCCGTCACGGTCGCACCTGCGAAGAGGTGTAGGCCCGCTGCGTACAGTGACGACCCGTCGGTGATTTCGATGAACGGACCAGTCGGAGTCAGCGGGAATGCATAGCCATCGGTACGCAGCCGATAGGTGGTTTCCGGGTCCGCGCTGAACTCGACACCGCCGTCGCTTTCCAGCCAGCGGGCATCATCGTCGGGGTCGGTGATCTTCCAGGTCATAGCAGTGCCATCGCTCCGATCACGAACTCCTGTAGCTGGGTGGTCTTGTCGAACTCGCCGGTCTTGCTGCTTCGTCCGAACGTGTCTTGGATGCCGACCTGGAAAACCTCGGCGGCTCGTCGGGCCGGATCCGCCATCTGATCGTTAGCGTACGACTTCCCGGCATACCTGCTATGCCAATCGTCCTCATAGCCGACTTCGTCGGCCAGTTCCGGCCGGTCCGGGTAAACCCTCGTCATCGGCTCCAGGACGCCGTTCTTCGTCGATCGCGATCGAACCAGCGCGAATTCGAGTTGGGTCAACCCCGGGATGGTCTCTTCCATTCGGTGACCGAGCTCGTGCGCCATCGTCTCGTCGGGGTAGGAATCGAACGCGCCGCGATAGCCGGGAACTCGGTCTTTGCTTGGCGCGGCGATGAAATCCCAAGTGCCGTTGTAGAAAGCGCGGTCAGACCTTCCAATCTCCAATTCACCTCGGTCTGTTGCCATTTGCAGCCACTTGTCGGGGAAGATCTTCTCGGCTCTCCGGACTGCTGCAATGTCTGCGGCTGTACCTTGCGTAGCACCGGGCAGAGGAACGTCGGCGATCCTCGCGGCCTGCTGCACACCACCGATCGGTCGAACCTCGGCGAGTGCTTCCCGGATGAGGGCTGATTCACGACGCGCAATGTCTCGTTGGATACCGTCACGGAGAGGCGAGAACGCCTGCCCTGTAGCGAGCAGATTCTTGTCGTCGGCGCGGAGTTTCTTGATCACGGCATCCTTGTCGAAGCGCTTCACGGCGTCGTCGCGGATCGCCTTGCCGACAGCAAGAGTCGTGTCGAGGTGGCGTTGCAGCTTCTCCGGAACGAGCTTCGCGCCGTTGATGTCCTTCGGGTATTTGAGTGTGGTGTCGAGCCAACCGGCCTTGTCCGTGGGCAACGTCGCCCGTGCCTGTTCGATGAGCTCGCGTGTCGGTTCGCTGAGCAACGTCGCCTTCTGCTTTGGCTTCGGCTTGGCTGCCGGTACGGGCTTCGGTGCCGGCGCGACGACTGGGTCGAGAGTCGGCTTCGGCTTCGTCGGAATCAGGGTGCCGTCCGGGTCGACGTCGCCGATCCGGTAGCCGAGATCGACACGCTCACGACGCGGCCGACGCTTCAAGTCGTTGGCGGCGACATGCTCACGGAGTGCCTTCTGCTGCGCGCGCAGTCTCGCCGCCTGCTTCCGCTTCGCATCCGGTGTCACCGCAGTGGCCTGCTTCCGCTTGGTGTCCCGGATACCGCGTTCCATCTCACGCAACCGCTGAGTCGCCGCATAGCCTTCCGGACTCGGCTCGGTTGTGAACGTCCGTGACGCACCCGGAATGAACGCACTGAAAGAGTGGCGGCAGTTCGGGTGTTGAAAGCCCTGTGCGCGAGCATCTTCCAGCGTGGCCTTGATCTTCACCCGAACGGTGCCGGGACCCGCCGCATTCTTGCGCTCGATCGACCCTTCCTCACCGTCGAGAGACAGCACCTGCCCTTCGTACGGTTGGCACACCGGTGCCGGATTCCTGTGCGAGGACACCACGACGAGCGTCTGCCCGCGCTCCGTCATCCGCTCGACGTGCGAGTCGATGAGCTGCTGATTCACCACGGTCCGCGACTTCATCTCCATGTACGTCGCGAGACTCCAGTTGCGGCCGGCGCGGTCTCGGAACCCGGTGACCCCGCGGGCAGTGAGGACGTCGAGGGCTTGCTGTACGGCGTCGACGCGGAGACCGCCAGGGTTGAGGTTCGCCCGCGCGCCGACCTGAGCGTTTACCTTGACGTACATGTCTTCGGCGACCTTGGCGACGACGTTGTTCACCGCCCAGACCTCCCGCATCGCGGACTGAGTTCGATTGTCAGCCTGCCTGTTCGACGTTGCTCGACGGCCCGAATCAGGTTCGATGCCGTTGTCTTGCAGGTCGTCGTCGGCGCGCTCGCGGCCAAAGGTCGCGGCTTCCTGCATCGCGTCGCCCATCTTCTTGGTGCCGACGTCCTGGAGCTGGCGTTGGAGGGCGCGGGCTTCGTCGCGGAACTTCAGTTGCTCGCGCTGCTGCCACATCGGGTCAGTCTCGGACGGTCCGACCGCAAGATGCGTGGCCATCCGTTCGAGCAGGTACAGCTCTGCGGCTGAGTAGAGGGCCGCGACACCGTCAGCGATGTCGCGGCCCTCCTGCGGGTCCATTGCCATTCAAGCTCTCATTTCTCGCGTTATGTGCCCGATCAGGCGAGGCAGCGCTTCACGAAAGCAAGCACGTCCGCTGCCCACGCGGAGTGGGTTGCGAGGTGGCCGCCAGCGTGGGTGAGCACCGACTTCTCCAACGCGTTGGTGCCGAGGTACGTGGCGAACGCGTCTGTGTTGTTCGCCTTCAGAACGTCCGTGTCGGACGTGGATGCGTAGAACCGATAACGCTTGCCCGCGTACTGTGCGGCCGGAACGAGAATCGGATCTCGACCCGCGGTCTTGGCGGCGTAGTCGGAGCCGTCCGACGCGATTCCGTGAGCTGTGCGGATGGGTGCGGAGTACGTGCCACCCGCGTAGAGATTTGCCAGGTTGCACACGCCGTCGATCAGGGCCACGCCCTTGATGTTCGGTATCCGCCCATCGGGCACCGCGAGAAGGGACGCCAGGCCGCCCATGGACCCGCCGAGCATGATCACTGCGGAGGGTGTGCCGAAGTACTGCACCACACGGTTGTAGAGGTCGAGGTTGTCGTCGGTGGCGAAAGTGTTGCCCCAGTTGTTTGCGTGCAAGTTGGACCCCGCGACCGTGCACCCGTAGTTCGACAGTGCCGATAGGACCGGGCCGATGAAGTAGTTCAGCGAGACCTGTTGGTTGGCGTTGTGTGGGTGAGACCAGATCACCAGTGGGTTGCCCGCGGACTTCCGCAGTGACGGCGCGGGTGGCACGATGCGGACCTGCTGGCCGTTCGCGCTGCTGGTGTCGATCCAGCTTCGGAACGACACCAGGTCCGAACGGCCCTGATACGTCACGCCCCACTTAGCGCACAGGCCTTGCGAGACCGCGTTCACCTGCGCCGGGGTGAGAGCGCCACGGCAGATGATGAGCTGCGCGATGTCGCCGTGCAGGCCTTGGTTGGGTGAGCCACCGAAGAACAGGTCGATGAGGCTGCCACCCGCTGCGATGCCAGGGGCGGTCACGCTCGAGATGAGTCCATCGACCGCGTGACGGATCTGATTCGGCTCGACGACGGTCGCATGGACGTGCAGGTTGTTGTCGTTGAGTGGTGCACCGCCGGGCTGTAGGCCACCGCTCGGCAGAGGGATCTGCACGCCGGGGGCTGAGCCTGTGCCGTCGAGCTGCAAACGAAGCGGAGTTGTCGACATCTGGACACCCGATGCGTGGGCGAGCTGCGCCGGGCTCTTGAGAGTGAGCGTGTACGGAGCGGAGCTGCCGGCTACGGCCACCACTTTGAGGACCTCGCGGTTGCCGCCACTGTCGACGATCAGGTCCGATCCGACGGGCACGGTCGCACTGGTCGACAGCGTGGTTGCACCGATGGTAGATGCGGCCGAGAGGGTGCCGCTCAGGTTCCACTCCGCGCCGGACCAGATGACGCGAGGGAATCCGGCAGTGCCGTCGAACGTGGTCGAGGCTGCGGCGACGGCGAATACAGTGACCGGTGACGGGACGGAGGTGTCTTCCCAGCGGGAGCCCCATCCCATGCATCGCAGTGAGTTCGCTGCGCCGTTGGTGCGAACGACCTTGCGGCCGCTACGTTCCGCGATCGTCATCGGCTTCGTGTTGATGGTGTATCCGGTGAGGTCTTGGGCCCAGCCGGACAGGTCGGGCAGTGCATCGACAGAGCTGCCGACTGCGCCTTGCAGAGTCGATGCGTCCCAGTTGCCGAGGACAATGGCGGGAAGATCTCGGAGGACGTCGAACGCGTCGAGCCGGACGCCGCGAATGTCGCGCATGTAGGACATGTCAGCTCACCGTCCGGATGATGATGTCGTCGATTTCACCGTTCTCGTCGAGAACGATGTCCGCGGCCTTCGTTGGGATGGGTGTACCTTGCTTGTCGATCACCCGAGCAACGTTCACCGGATTGTCGGCGAAGTACTTCTCCAGCAGGTCCATTGGTGTGTCCGGTGGGAGCGCGACGAACTCTGCGATGAGCGGCCACAATCGAATGTTGGTGCCGGTGGCCGGAACGACGATCTGACGTTCCTCCGGCATCGCAATCGATCGCCACTTGATCCGCACCACGTAAGGCCCGGGCACCAAATCTTCGGTCGTGAACTGCCCGGTGACTGGGTCGACAGTGGCCGGCACTGGCACCGGTCCGACGATGGCAGTTCCACCATCTCGACTGGTGGCAGGGGTGAAGCGAATCGTCTCAGCGGCACCGCCTTTCGTGCCATCGATCAGATAGTCGCTCAGCGTGGTCATGCTTCACCGCGCTTGAGGTCCAGCAGGCGGATCGTGGTTTCGGCTTCAACGATTATCTTTCGCGCCTCGCCGATTTCGGTTTCGATTCGCTCCGGGGTCCACGGCTCCGGGACCAGAGCTTCGGATTGTTCTGCCATGTCTTCTCCTGTGGTTGTTACCTGCGGATCAGCGATCCGCTCGATGGTGTGTTTCAGCAGGCCAGGCGGCCTGTGGTCACGCAGTGGCCACCGTCAGGCGGAGGGTGCGTAGCCGACCAATTCGGTGTCCTGCGGGTTGCGGGCTGCGTACATCTCCCGGCGCTCCCGCTCGAACTGCTCAGTGATCGCATCCAGTTCCGCTACCCGCTCCGCGTGCGCAGCCTGCGCAGCGGGGCCGTGCAGAGCGTGCAGCAGAGGTCGACCGTTCGAGTCCTGGAGCGGCCGCCCCACCCCCTCCGTGAACGCGAACTTGACGAAGTTGTCGTCGTCGAACCGGGTGAAGTCGGAGTCGCGCGGGTCGCCGCCAGCCTCGGGCAGTTCGCGTCCACGACTGCCGAGCTCGGCGTGTACTGCTCGTGCCTTCTCCAGCTCGGCCATGAACGGGCCCGCTGCTGCGACGACGGCAGCGTAGGCGTCCTGGACTGCCGTGAGGCCGGCGCTGTAGAACTCGGCCCGATCAGCGACGAGTTCGTCGATCGCGGCCTGCCGTTCCGCCTCTGCCCGTTCGCGTTCCACCTTCTCGGCGCGCTTGCGCCGGAGTCCGAGGAAGCCGAGATGGCGCTTCGATTCCTCGATCGTCTCTGCCGTAATCGAGTCGTCGCCGTCGACGAAACGAGCTTCCATGTCGCTGATGTGGTTGGTCGTCAGCCGGATGTCGCGGTCGACTTGGAGGACGGTGGGTTCAGTCATTGCGGTGCTCCCTCTTGTACTCGGTAACCCGTTGCATCTGCTCGACCATTCGATCGCCGGCTTCGTAGAAACTTGTCGGCTTCGGTCGCTCGGGGTCGTCTTTCGTTGCCTCACGCAGCTTTTCGGCATTCGTGAACTGTTTCTCGTAGTGCTTCTCGAACGCCGCGCCCATCGCGGTCTGAGATTTGGTCATGTGGGTAGTCCTCAGTTGTTGGGGTAGGTGGCTTCGAGCGCTTCACGCATCTGGTGCGCGGTCTCGACGAGGGCGTTGGTGGCCGCGGTGCCGGGGGCGCTGGCTTTAGCCCGCTCGGCTGCCGCGCAGGCCCGGAATGTCGCCGCCTGCTTCGGGTCACCCGTCAGCGCGACATTGCTTTCCAGTCCGCCCGTAGTCTTGCGGCCCGCGTGCAGCGGGGCCATGAGGTTGTCGACTCGGGTGTAGCTCATGCGATCCGACCTTCGTCGTAGTCCTTCTGAAGGTCAGCGTCGACCGCATGCCAACGCTGCTTACCGGATTCGGGATCGCCGCCGTCGAGGGGTGGCGGGGTACTCATCGATCCGTCCGGCATGACGATCCTCGGCAGGCCGGTCTTCGGTGCAGTGCGTCCGTCGCGGAAGTGGTAGGTGCCTGAGCTATCGACGTAGCCCAGATTGTTGTAGTCGTGCGAGTCCGGGTTCGCCACGCCCGCCTTGCCCTGGATTCGTCTTACGTTCGGTGTCACTGCCATGTGTTTCTCCTGTAATTTGTTGTGCTGCAATTGATTTCATACTACCAGTGTGGTAGCTGAATCTCGAGCTATGAGCTGCTCGAATCTTCGCGACCTGCGGACTGAGAGTCCGAACGAATGAATCAGTCCGCAGGTCGGAAGCTGTGTGGTCACGCGATGGTCACATGCCGGTTAGGCGCGCCTGAAGGCGCGCTTCGGCCTCTCGGTAGCCGGTGTCGACAGTGACTTCGACGTGCGTCGTGGCCGCTGCTTCCGTCGTGCGCTTCTGTTCTTCGAGCTGTGCCGAAGCGATGTCTGTGAGTGACTTCAGCGCTTTCTCCAACACGGCGGGAGAGTTCGATCCGGTGTCGAACTGGCCGGTGAATTTTCCGTCACCGTCGAATCCGGATGCGAGCGTGTTCGCGCCACCGACAGCTAGGGCGAGCAGGTTGTTGAAGCTCGCGCGCTGCTTGTTCGCCGACATCCCACGGCCGTCGAGGGGAATGTCCAACGTCGGCCGATCATCGTTCTGCCAACCACCGAACCCGGTCAGGCCGCCATCGGCCATCGGCACCAGCCGGTACCCGAACTTGTTGGCGGTCTGCCTCGTGATCGACAGTGCACGTGGACGTTTGGATGCCGCGTGCGGAATGTACGACTCGCCCTCGGTCTCGGGTTCGCCGAACATGCGGACGTCGCCGCCGCGGACCATCATCGGCGAGTGATCCTCGAAACCGCCGTTCGCGAACACTTTCAGGCCAGCCGAGAGAATCGGCTTCTTCTCGTCACTGCCGCCCATCGATGCCGGCCAGTTCGTGACGAACACCTTCGTGCCGTCCGTCGACAGCACCGCGCCGGAATCGGTGACACCGACAGTCCCGGTCTTCCCGCCAGCCGAATCGCTTCCGGCTGTGCCGCTACCGGATTCACGACCCAGGTCACCGGACAGCGGGAACCACGCCTGATTCGTGAACGACGGATCATCAGCTCCAGTGGGACCGCCGACAACGACACCCTCGGAGCCGTTCGACTCGAAGTTCGTGTCGTCCGGATAGGTGAGCGCAGTGTGACCGTTCGCGCCGCCACCCTCGTCCCACCACCCAACACGCAACGTCCCTGCAGGTCCGCGACCGAGGATCGCGCCCTTCGCCTGCAACCACTCGCCCTCGTTGACGGTCGACATGCGAGAGTCGAAGGCGTCCAATCCCAGGGCTTTGTTGATCGCGCCCGAGACAGCGCCGGAGCAGTCGAGAACGTCGGACGAGAAGCCGCCCATCCCGTACCTGGCGGGGTCGACCGACTTGGCCCACGCCATTGAAGCGTCGAGGCCTTCGCGGTCGATGATCCCGCCGTCAGCAAATGAACGCACCAACCCGAGACCGAACTTCTCCGCCGTGACCGCGAGGATCTTCTCAGCGCGGGACCGCTTCGACGGGGCGTGTGGAATGTACGACTCGCCCTGCGTCTCAGGCTCATTCCACACCCGCGCGGTACGGCCGTCTCCGATCTGCGGATCGTGGGACTCGTAGACGTTGCCGTCAGCGTTCGGGACGACCGGCACCGGGCCTTGCATCAACGGGGCGTCGGCCTCCGATACACCTCGTGACTGCCAGTACCCGATCTGTCGCTGCCGCAGATCGACGAACATCTGAATGTTCTTGTCGTTGTTCGCGCGGACGAACGCGTCGATCGCCTTCTGTCCCTCGTCGGTGTTCGAGGTGACACGAAACTTGCCGTCCGGCATCTCCGTCACTTTCAACCCGAGCTTTTCCAGTGCCTCGGTCTGCTCCGGGGTGTTCGATTCGATGACGATGTCCTTGCCATCCGGCACCGCGGTCAACTCGTCGGTGAGTGCCCGCGCCATCTCTGCGTTGAGTTGCGCGGCCTCGCCTGCGTTGGCGAAATCCTCACGCATCCCCTGGATCCCGGGGCGGACACCGTCGATCATGTCCGCGAGACCGTTCAGTTTCTCCGACGAGGACTGCACCTGATCCGCGTACCACTGCGTCTTCTCGCCAGCGCCCTCGATCGCCTCACCCACATCCTGCATTCCAGGCAGATGCTTGACGATCCCACCCGCGAACTCAGCGAACCCGCCGATCGCCTGCAGCGCAGTACCCATCGTCGCCCCCACCACCTCGCCCCAATCAGCAAGGCCACGTAGCGAACCCGAGGTGAATGCGAGGATCGCATCCAACGTGACGAATCCCGCGTCAGCCAGGCGAGTGAAGAATCCGATGATCTCGGGCTGGTGGGTGTTCACCCAATCGACGGCCTTGTCGAGGCTCGGCATGAACCCATCCGCGATTGCCATCTTCACGCCCGACATCGACAGCTCGACGGCCCGCTGCGCCTGCTCGAACTTCGCCTTCGTGTTGCCGGCCATCGTGTCCGCGGCCCGCTCCGCAGCACCCGCGACTTCGCCGAGTTGCCCTGCAGCGTTCGAAACGTCGAACTTGTCGAACGCTCCCGCGAGGTCTTCCCACTGAGTGCCGAACAGGGCGGCTGCGACCTGGTTGCGTTCGACTCCCGGTTCCATCTCTCGGAGCGAGTCGAGGATGCTGTCGAGTGCGGCCGTTCCTGCTTCGCCGCCTTCCATCAACTTCGTGATCGTGTCGTCGACGTTCAGCCCCAACTTGCCGTACGCCTCGGACGTTGACTCGGATCCGTCGACCGCGCGGATCGCGAACTCCTTCACCGCATCAGCGGCGACGTCGGTATCGCGCGCGCCACCCTGCATAGCCTGAGACACGAGTCCGAGAGCGGTCGGGCCGTCGAGGCCGACCTTCGCGAACTGGATGCTGTACTCGCCCATCGTGTCCAGCAGGTCGCCGGTGATCGCGAGGTTGTTCTGCTCGGCGGCCGCCAACAGATCCAGCGCGGCTACGGCGTTGTCCACGAATCCGGAGCGGACCATCTTTCCGGCGGCCTCTGCCACTTCTGGGATGTCGGACTCGAGCAAGCTCGCAACGGTGTCAAGTTGCTCGATGACGGGTTGCATGTCGTTCGCGGAATCGGACGGGTCGAGCAAGCCGTTCTGGATGGCGCGGCGCGCGGTGTCCATGTTCGCGGCCACCGACTCCCCGAACACGTTGCCGTAGGCAGCACCGGACGCCTTCGCGATGGTCCGCATCGTCTCCTCGTCGACACCGAGCTTCGCCTGCAACTGATCGGACATCGCATCGAACTCCATGCCCTGAGCGATCGCGTCCGCCAACGCCTTACCCGCGACTAGGCCGACAGCCGCGACACCGAGGAGCGCGCCCGCGATCGGGCCGCCCTTCCCGCCAAGGTCACCAAGCTTCGATGTGAACCCCGCGAGGAAGTTGCCACCACCGGCACCTCCCGATCGGCCAGCGACGTCCTCAGCGCCCTCGAATGCGCCTTCCAGACTGTCCTGTACGCCGTCGCCGATCTGGCTCATCTGGCGGGCAGTGCGCTCACCTGCTTCGCCCAGGCTGCGGACTTCGGTTTCGGCGCGACGCGCGGCATCGCGGAACTGATCGGTCGACCGTTCCGCCTGCCCCTGCGCTTGCTGGTACCTGCGAGTCGCGTCCCGGGCGCGTTCCTGCGCGCTGGTCGCCTGATCTATCGCCGACTCCAATCGGCGGGCTGCCTGTGCGCGATCGGCCTCGGTCGTACCGACGCGTTCGAGAACGTCCCGCATGTTCCGTTCCGCTGCCGTGCGGTTCTCGACGGCGTTGCGGGCGCGGGTCTGCGCGGTCTCGGCCTGCGACTGCGACCGTTGCGCTTGCTGCGCGAGCTGCTGGTACGACGTCGCGGCCTGCTCGTTCGAGCGCTGCACAGTCCGGGACGTCTCAGTAGCGGTTTGCCCCATCCGCACCGACGTAGCCTGCGCAGCGGCCATCCCGCGGGTGTACCGGTCGTCGTCGATGGTGAGGGTTGCGACGAGTTCGCCGACATTCAGGCTCATTGGTTCTCCTTCGTGGGGACGATCACGCGGTGGACGAGCTCGGCCGCGCGGGTGTAGAGCCATAGCTCCGCCTCGAAGCCCTCCTTCAACCTCTCGGAGAATGCGATGCGCTCGGCCTGGTCGAAGCCGCGGACCATTCGATCAGCGCCTTCCTCGTCGCCGGCCGCAACGGCCTTCAGTAGGGCTGCGACGTCGAGGAAGGCGTTGGTGGCGTCGGTGGGAATTTCGGTCATGTGGTCCTCCTGGTGTGAGACCTGCGGATTGGATATCCGGTGAGTGGGGTGTTTGTGCTGGTCAGAACGGGAGTGGTTGCGGATCGGTCACATCCACCTCCTCGTGGAGGTAGTCGCGCGCGGCCCAGATGCCCTCGGTGTACGGGCTGGCCTCTGCCTCTACAGCGCAGTCGTGACGTGCTGGGCAGCGCTGGCAGATGCGACGGGCAGCGTCGAGTCGTTGAGCGCGGTCGGTGACTGACTCGCCATCGATGCGGCCGTCCCACATCGGAGCTTTACCGGCGCACAGGGTGTTGTTCAGCTGCGGCATCGGAGGGAGCTTCGGAGCGCCTGGGTCTCTCCGGCGACGATCGATCCTCGGTAATTTCTGAGTCATCGGATGCCTCGTGCGCGCACGCACGCGCGAGTCCACCAGAACGCATCGGCGTTTTGCTGTTCGTTGTGCATCAGGGGGTTTCCTTGTCGATGGGTTGGCCGCTGATTCGCCAGACGTCTTTGAGTTCGCCGGGTTGTTGGGTTGGCGAGCTTGCCGGTTGGTCACTTAGTTCGAGTTCGCCACATAAAGGCGAACTGGCGAACTCGTTTTCTGTTCGCTGGCGAGCTGGTGGCGAGGTCTGGCGAACTGGCGAGCTGGCGTCGTCGTGGGCGGGGTTGAGGACGTGAAGGATCGCGTTTCTCGGACCTGGAGTGGTGTAAACAAGCGAGTCGGCGATGGCGTGTTTCAGCGCTCCTCGGATCTGCATCTTCGGGTGTCCTGATGCCATCAGCGCTTTCTCGATTGCGTTGCCGCTGCGGCCCTCGCCTTCGTCACGGAGGTAGGCGACAACGGCCGGGATGAGCCCCCGCGCTGCCGATTCCTTCCGGCTGCCTGCGACGAACATGAGGGTCCGGGATTCGGGTGTGTAGGCGAGTTCGCCTTCGCGGACGTCGACGTCGCGGCCGTAGGCGGAGAAGAAGCGTTTCGCTTCGGGTCCTGCTTCGCCCTCGGTGTCCTTCTCGCGGACGATGCGCCAGAGGACGTCTGGCCAGTCTTGTAGTCGTGAGTCGCCGCGAGAGCGTTCAGAGCTGTGCCCCATATGGTGGATGAGGACGGCTTCGGAGATGCCTGCTTCGGTGAGGAGTTCGTCGAAGGCGACTAGGAATCGGCCGGCGTCTTTGTCTTCGGAGAGGCCGAGGGAGTCGAGGACCGGGCGGAGGCAGTCGAAGACGAGGAAGCTGCAGCCCTGCAGTGCTTGTGCCCATGCGGTGCGGATGGTGGCGTCGAGGATGTTGAAGCTGGAAACTTTGCCGCGGAGTGGGACGACGGTGACGCGGTCGGTTTTCTGGATGCCTTGGTCGCGCATCCAACGTCGGAGCATGCGTTCGTCGAGCTCGTTGTCGATGACGGCGATGTTGCCGTCGATGGGTGCGATGTGGAATTGGCCGAGGAATGGTGTGTTGTCGGCGATGGACCGGACGAGGTTGTCACGGAGGGTGGACTTTCCGGCTTTGAATTGTGCTGCGAGCATTGCGCGGCCGCCGACGGGGAGTAGGTCGCCGATGCGCATGTTGGCGTCTTCGTCGGGGACGGCGAGGAACTCGGTGAGCGTGACCGGTGTCGGCATGTGAGTGCCGGATTCGGCGGCCTGTTCGGCGGCGTAGCGGAGTTTCGCTTGCTCGCGGATCCGCAGCTTGGACAGCTCTTCGTCGATCAGGGGTTCCACGCCTTCGCGTCGACGTCGTGCGAAGTAGTCGACCAAGTCGGTGTAAGTGGTTCCGGTGGGGATTCCGGGGAAGGCTCTTTCGTCGACGAGGCTGTCCCCGGGGTCACCCCCGCTCCCCTCGGCCGTGGCGAGACCGAGGGGAGCGGGAGCGCTGTGGGGTACGGCGACGCCGTTTCTGTTGCGCACTCAGAACCATTCCGTGACCGTCGGTGCAGTCACCGGTTGGATCCGGCCGTCGACGTATTCCGCAGTCACCGCGCGAGTTTCGTACGGTGGTGGAAGGGTGACGCCGTTGTTGCGACGTCGCTCTTGGAGGAGGATGCCGGGGCATCGGTGGAATGCGATTGAGGAGCCCGCGTAGCTAATGTTTCTGGCTCCGCGTGCGGGTGCGATCTGGATCGTCACCCAATCGCTGGGTTGGTCGGTCATGGTGGTGGTCCTGTCGGTGGATGTCATTGCAGTCACGCCACTTTCGTCGCGCCGACGCCCGCATGAGCGCGGACGATCAACGCGAGGTCCCGGAGGAGCGCGGCGAGGTGTTCGGCGTCGTCGAAGGCCAGGGGGATGGTCCGCTGCTCGACGATCTTCTTGTTGGCGTAGACGTCACGCTCGAAGACGGTTATGCCGAGGTCGATGCTGCCCCGATCGTTCAATTGCGTTGTGAGCGTGGACGTTGGTGTGACGGCAATGGATGCGTGGAATCGTGTCGTGCTCATAACGCGTTGCTGATTTCGCCTGGTGCGTCGTCGAGTTCGACGAGGTAGCCGCGCGGAACGTCGCGGGTGCACGGGTCGGAGTAGCGGTCTGCTCGATCGGCCTGCTTCAGCAGTTCGATTGCGAAGTCGCGGGCCTGTCGTGGGCTGAGTCGCCATTGCTGAACGAGTGTGCCGTCGAAGTCGGCGTCGTGGACCCAGGCGGTGGTGTCGTCATCGGGGACCTCGCGGGCGAAGACGGAGACGCCGAGAGGTTCCTCGATGGGTTCGCCTGTGGCGGTGACCTGTTGGGTGATCGCGGTCGCTGGCCCGTAGCGGAGCGCGGTTCGATCCGAGATCAGGACGTGGGTGCGGTAGTCTGGCATGTGGATTTCTCATTTCCTTGGCGGGTGGTGGTGAATTCAGACCCTCGGCGGTTTCGCAGTTGCACCTGCGAGACGGTGTCGGGGGTTTTCTTTTGCCCACGGATCACGCGGTGAGCTGACGCTGTTCGGCATCGATGCCGAGTGCGTCGATGATTCCCGCGACTGGCACGACGTAGCGTCGGCCGATCCGCAGGACGGGCACGGGAAATTTGCCGGCCCTCGCGTACTTGTAGCCCTTGTTCTCGCCGAGTCCGAGAATCGAACTGGCGGTGGGGACATTGGTGCGGACACCGAGCGCTCGGACTTCCGCTTCCGTCCAGTTCTGCTTGTTCATCACAGTCCTTTCGGTCTTTCGTTAGGCCCTGCATCAAAATGACAGATTCACAATGACCGTCATCACAGGGCGTAACTAGGACTATCCACCGATGTCTAACGGTTGTCAACCATCAGAAAGCGTGTCATGCTGTGCCTGTCATCAACTGGAAGGTAGGCGTGAGTGAAGATCGAATCCGTAGTGGGCGAAAGCATTCGGCAAGGCCGGAAGGTCGCCGGTATGCGTCAGGAAGAGTTCGGCGCAGCCCTCGAACCATTCCTCGGACGAGCCTGGAGCCGGCAAGCAGTCTCGACGGCCGAGCAAGGCGGCCGATCTTTCACCTCAGTCGAACTGGTGGTCATCGCGAAGGTGTTGAACACCAGCGTCTCCGACCTTTTCCTGCTCCCGCCCTCGGTCGACGAGATCGAGCTACCGACGGGGGAGTCGATCGCCGCGTCGCAGATGTTCGAGCTGTCTCACGGCGCGTATGCCGCGCAGGACACCGACCAGCAACTCGACGAGGCCCTCGAGGAAGTTCGGCAGGCGATCGCCAGCACGCAGGAGGCGTCGGCTGCAGCGATGTCCACCGGTGCCGCGCTGGACATCGCGTGGTCGAAGCTGAACGGACTGAAAGTAAATCGGTTCCTGTTCAAACCATCCCAGCCGCGCGACGAGGAGTGACACCGTGAAGGGTTCCATCTCGAAGCGCTGCAAGTGCCCGGTCGAATACGACGCGCGGGGCCGCCGCAAATCCTGCCGCAAGCCACACGGATCCTGGACGTTCCTCGTCGACATCGGCTTCGACCCGGACACCGGTGAGCGCCGACAGAAACGCCAATCCGGATTTCACAGCAAGGAGGAAGCCGAAGCGGCGCTCGCCGAGTTTCTCGTCCAGATCGGCAGCGGCCAGGTGTCCCACGACCGGCAGCAGACCGTCGCGCAATACCTCCGCGCGTGGCTCCTCGCGAAGAAGGACGCCGGCATCCGCCCCACCACCCTCCGCAGCTATCAACAACACGTCGACGCCTACCTGATTCCGCACCTCGGCCGCCTCCGACTCGGTGACCTCCGGGCCCAGCACGTGGAGAACATGCTTCGCGCGCTCGCCACACCGAAACCGGCGCCGAAATTAGGGGAGTGGATCGCGAAGGGGAAGCGCCGGAATCCGAAGCCCCTGTCGGCGTCGACGCGTAGGCGGATACATGCCACTCTCCGGAGCGCGCTCACGTCGGCGAAGCGGAAGCACCTCGTCACGTTCAACGCGGCCGAGAACATGGAGCTGCCGAGCGTTCAGCGTCCGAAGGTGAAGCCGTGGGAAGCGGACGAGCTCGGCGCGTTCCTCGACTACGCGACCACCGACCGCCTCGGATCACTGTTCGAGACGCTCGCCATGACCGGACTACGCCGCGGAGAAGGCTGCGGTCTCCGATGGGACGACGTCGACTTCGTAGACAGCACCGTCACCGTCCGGCAGCAACTCATCGAGATCGACGGCACCGGGATCGAGTGTGAGTATTGCCACAGCGAGCACAAGCAGTTCCAGTTCGGTCGGCCGAAGACGGCGTCCGGTGAGGACCGGGTCGTCGACCTCGATCAGCAGACCGCGGGCATCCTCCTCGCGCAACGGTTCGCGCAGGAAGCGGAGCGAGCGCAGTGGGGCGACGACTACCAGGATCACGGCCTGGTGTTCGCTCGCGAGGACGGCACCCCGATACCGCCTCAGCACGTCACAGACACGTTCGTCCGACTCACCAAGGGTGCAGGGCTACGTCAGATCCGTCTCCACGATCTGAGGCACGGCCGCGCTTCCTTGTTGCTCGCCGCCGACGTCCCGATGGGTGTCGTGTCGAAGCTTCTCGGCCATTCGTCGATCACGATCACCGCGGACACGTACTCGCATCTTCTCAAGGGCGTCGGGTCGAAAGCAGCGGAAGCAGCTGCCGGGTTGGTGCCACGCGCGGGCCGTGACCAGGGGTTGCGTCAGGGCATTCGTGACCATTCGGTGACCACTTCGGGTGATTCGGAGACCGCTGATACCGCGTCTGACCAGGAATTACCTGGTCAAGATGGTGCCCCCAGTAGGACTCGAACCTACGACCTGCGGATTAAAAGTCCGTAGCTCTACCAACTGAGCTATAGGGGCGCGGCTCGAAAGTGTAACGGGCCGCGCAGCGCCGACGGCATGTACCCCCGACACTGCTACCGATGGGTCAGCGTCCGAAGCTGCTGCACCCGCTCGGCGCAGGAATGCCGGCCAGACGGTCGTCGATCCAGGCGAACGCACCGGGTATTCCGGTCACCGCGACGACGAGATGCTCGCCGACGTATTCCTCCAATCGGACGCTCGCGCCGTTGGCGCACCACTCGTCGTACAGGTTCTCGGCCCCTTCCGCGGGTATCCAGAACTCTTGCTGCCCGTGATAGATGAAGACGGGGACGGTCGGTGTCCTGTCTCCACCCATGCGTGTCGACGCGATGATCTGCTCGGCGATCGGCGTCCGATCCACGTCCGGAATGTCCGAAAGAGCTTGTGCTGGAATGGGAGCCACCAGGCCTCCCGGGGCGGTGAGATAGATGCACATGTCCTTGGCGATGGTGGCCAGGCGCAGACCGTTGGCGTTCATCAACGAGAACATCTCGGGATACTCTCGGGCGACTCCGAGCGTTGCCGACAGGAACAGTGTCGACCCCACCGTTCCGTTGAGCGAGTGCAGCAGAATGCGGTAATCGGTGGGTGCACCGCCGAACGCCACGCCGACGAGATTCACGTCCGGGGCGTAGGTGGGAGCCAGCTGCGCGGCCCATCCGGAAGCGATGGCACCCCCGGAATATCCCGTCGCGGCGATCGGAGACTCTGCAGGCAAGCCCAGCTCGGGCAGTTTCACCATCGCGCGGAGGGCGTCCAGGATGGCGTGGCCCGCCATCGGTCCCGCCGCATATCCCTGCCGCGGCCCCTGATGATCGGTGACGACGACGGCGTAGTTCTTCGCAAGGAACGACTGCACCGGAACGATCTCCGGCGCGATTCCGCGAGGGAGGGTCCACGACGGGGCGCAGGTGTTTCCGAGTGAGTCGATGGCCATGTTGTACGCCACTACCGGCCGGCTCCCGGGTCCCGTCCACGGTGCCGAGGGCACGATGATCGTGGTGACACCCGCGACCGGCCGATCCTTGGAATCGTTGGTGCGGAACAGGATTTGCGTCGACCTGACGGGGGTGAGCAGCGGCCCGACGGTGACGGGTCGGGTTGCCAGGACGGACCCGGGTGGTTGCTGTTCGTAGCCGGCGGGCGGATCGAACCAGGGCTCGCCGAGCGGGGTGGGCAAGTAGAGGGCAGGGTCGGGAACGGGGGCCACGAAGTTGCCGAAGGGGTCTGCGATCGCCGTGTTGGTTGTCGGGATCAGTAGAAGCGAGACGGCGAAAAGTGTTGTCATGGAACGAAATATTCGGACCGATCCCCTCATGGCGTGCACTCGTTTCCGATAGGCAGAGCCGGATGTGTGATGCAGCTCACAGTAAGCCGATGCGCTCGCGAGGGATGTGCGATATGGCGAAAGTGTCGAAAACGTTATCTGCTGGTCTCTTCGATATCGATTATCCAACTTGACATTTGACCGTAGTCGACAAGATTGTGTGCGTAAGGCGGTGGTGTGCAATAGATTTGACACGCTAACGAGATTGGCGAACTAATTGATCTCGAGACTTGTTATGGGCAAATATAATTCGGCTTTCAACTGAAAGCGAGGCAGGTGCCCGAGACTGTCGGGCAACGCGTCGACGGTTTCGTTCTCTAGGTGTCGATCGGGCGATGCGCGCGCTTTCGGCCTCGGATCCGGTGACGGCACGGGTGGTCGCGGTAGAGGTGCGGCGCGGCGGAGGTGTGATGAGGACAGGTGGTTGTCGATGGGTGGTACCCCGGTAGTGAAGCGGCTCGAGTGCGCACCCCCTGCAGCGCACTCGAGC